CGCGGAACTCAAAGCATATCCGCGAATCTCGTCCCGCTTTTCCTGATCCGGCACGGGGCTTTGTGCCGTGTATTGAATCAAAAGCGGGTCGAGCACCTGAATAGAAGAAGTGGTCGTGAATTGTCCCGTCTCTTCATCCCAGCCATCGGCCCCCGTGTAATCGACGCGCGTCCCGGGACCTTCCTCAAGCGGGGTCCAGACTACCGTCTTTTGAATTTCTTGGGCCTTGTAGTACAGGTACGACGCCGCAGAAATCGGCATATCCACCAGCGCCACGGGCAAAGGAGAATTGCCAAGCGGCCCGATTTGAGCGGTGCCAATCGCCTGCTCAAAAAACGGGATCGGGTGCGGGTGTCCGTATGTGTTCACGCGATGATAAAGGGCCCGTGCCACGGGACCAGCACGGGAGCCGGTATCCCCCGCATCATTAGCACCTGCACGCCGAGGTTCGTGCGAAGTTGCTGGAGAATCTTTCGGTATTCCGCCGCCTCGCCGGTTCCGACAATGTACACGTCCCCATGCCGCGGGTCGCTACCGTCGACGCAATGAGCAATGAGGCACCGGGTTTTTACGACCACCGGCAATGGGTCTTCTTCCGTGGGTTCGGACGTTTCCACCGGGTCCGGGTAATTGTCCCAAAGCCCTTCCGTCCCCGCTTGTCCGATCCAAATCGAAAGCGAAGTGATCGAATATCCGTCGACCGTGCCTTCGATCCAAACGCTTTCCCCGATTTCGGGGCAAGGGAATTGCCCCGGGTCGTCGGCGTTGTCTTCCGCGGAACCGAGAATCGCCCCGAGCCCGCTAACCTCGAAAATCCCTCCTGTCTCTACGCTCGAAACGTAGCTTTCCCCCTGAATCCGCAACACGGGAAAAGCGGGGTCCGCCGGGTAACCGGTCGTAACGTAGAACGGTTGAGCGGCGACCCAAGTCGGATCCAAGGGATTATCCGATGAAGTGTTTGTCCGCCTCGTAAGGTCCTCGGTCGAAACCGTGGTTCCCGCGGAGGTGACGACGATTCGAACCCCCTTTCCGGGGCGAATGCGGTTCTGTTCGATCTCCGAGCAAATCTGCTGGAGGTGCTGCGCCCGTACCGTGTCACCGACTTTGATGCGAGGGAGTGCCATTAGGTTCCCGCTCCGTAAAGGTTCACGTCCCACCCCTTCCGGGAGCCCACCCATTCATAAACATTCTCCCAAACCGCGTTGCTGGCGTTGTAGCGCCCGTCCGCGGAGTTCAAAATGTAATTGGTCATCCCGCTGCCTGCCGGGTTGATCGGAGGAGAGTCGATTTTGCCGACCGCGGAAAGCGTCGGGGCACCCGATTCAAACCGTGTTTGACGGACGACGACCTTCGGCTCGTAGTACTCTCGGATGCCGCGCATGTAGAGCACATAAAGGACCCCGTAAGCGTCGGTTGCCGTGTAAAGCGAGGGGTCGAAGTAGCCTTGCGCGTTGGTTAGTCCAACGCCGAAATTTTTTGGGTCCTCCGGGTTTGCCTTCCATCGGTTCCAGGTATCCCAGCCGGAATTTGTGAGGAGCCCGTCAAACCGTGGGTGCGCCTCGATCGGTTCGGTGGAAGCTGCCGCGGAGACTGTGAGGAGAATGCTATCCGGTCCCGTCCCCCCGCCGCCTCCGCCACTTGGGCCGCCCCCGGAGATTCCTGCGTAGTAGTACACGTCCTCGCCAGAGTATTCATAGACCCCGTCCTGCGCCTTGTAGGTCTGATTTGCCATCCCCTCCACCTCCGAGCCGAACCCGGAAAGACTTTGGAATGAGCGCCGAAAGGTCTTCGTCGCCGCCTCGGAATTGTAGAGCCATTCCTCCGAAATGAGTGTGCCCATAGTGCTATTGATAGATGGGAGCCGTTACGGCAACCGCTTTGCCTTTGGTGTTGTCGACGATCGTTTTCAAGAGCTGGTTGCTGATCTTCTGTTGGTTGACGATCGGGTCGAAAGTCTGAAAGGTCCCGCGGACCGTTCCGCCTCCAAGCGTGCCGAACATCCCAAAAACCTGTTGCGCTCGGGAAAGCCTTGGAGCTTCGGGAGCCGCTGCCTGAGGCGCTGCGAACGTTGAGCCTCCAAGCGGAGTCAGCCCCGCTTGTAGCGCTCGCAATTCCTCGGCATTTTTTGCCCGTAGCTGGGCGACAAGGTTCGGAAAATTTCTTTCCGCCCCGCCGCCTTGTGCTCCGCCCATAGTGCGGTCCCATGCGTTTTTCAGGACCCTATAAAGAGGGTCACCGATTAACCGGTCAATGTCCCCGGACGTCGGCCACGTCGAGGGGTCAAAGTACATTTTGCCAAGTTCTCCGAGTCTCCGTTGCAATTGCTCCGCGCTCGTGTTTGCTTCCGCAAACGAGTCCTTGGCGCTTTCCTTCATGTCGACTCCTGCTTGCGCGAGTCGCTGCGCGGCCTGAGCGCCGAGAAATGGAATGTCGAGTTTCGAGACAACCTTTGAAAGTTCAAGCGCCATCTCCCCGACCGCGCTTTTAAGAATTCCTCGGAGGATGTTTCCGAAAGTCTGAAGGGGTCCCTGTAACCCCTCGAAGATTCCCGGGAGCTTCGCAAACCCTGCGAGAACAAACCCGACCGCCGAACGGATTCTCGTGAAGACTGCTTCGACCCCTTTTAAAAGCTCACCCCCTCCAAGTTCCTGTTGGAAGAAAAGCACCGCCTCCGCAAATTTCTGTTGGAAATAATCAGTCGCCCGAAGGAAGCCGACTTTGAGCGCCCCGAGGATCAACTCCGTCAGGTTCCCCGTTCGGAACGCTTGGACCATCAGCGCAACCGCCTCCCCTATCTTCGCTCCAAAGGCGGTTTCGTCGAAAAGGTTTCCGCTGGCTGTCGCCTTGAACGAATTGAGAATCTGAAGCACCTGGGGCCCGACTTGGCTCGCCAGCCCGACAAAGAACCCTTGCACCCGGATTTTGATCGCGTCAAAGAACCCGAGGCCCTGCGTGAACGCTTTTTGAATCTCCCGGAAGATTCCCGCGCTCGATTGCATCACCGCCGCCTGTGAACCGAGCGCTTGCCCGACCGCTTCAATGTGGCCCCCCGCACCGAAAGCGTCGACCATCGCTTCTGCGTCTTTCCCGAGCAAAGCGAGCGAAAGCCGGTTCTGTTCGACCGGGTCCCGCATCCCGCGGAGCGCGTTGGCGACCTTTCTAATGCCGCCTTCCATGTTGAGCCCGGTGAAGTCCCGCGCTGCCAGCCCGAGGGCTGCTAGGTCGGCTGTAGCGCTCGCAGAGCCCGCCCCCGCCGCCGCGACCGCGCTTTGGAGTTTGTTTACGGTACTCTGAGCGTCCTCCGCGGAACCTCCGACCGTTTGCATGGCAATTCTGAGCCGCATCAATTCGGAAACCGCAATCCCTGATTCCCGACTCAGCTTTGCAAGGTTTCCCCCCTCCACCATCGCCGCGTACGTCCGTTGCACGGCGACCCCAAACGCTACCGCACCGGCGAGGAGCGCTTTTCGCAGCGTCGACATCTTCGCTTCCATCGGAGCGGAGAGAACGCTCTCCGATTGAATGGCGCTCTGCATTTTTTGCAGCCCATTAATGAAGCCCGAGATGTCGAGAGAAACGGCGGAGACAATGGCCATGGCTAAACTCTGATGGTTTTGTTGAAGATGTTCCCGACCGTGTCGAAAAGCTTCATCGCGTGGGATTCGACGGTGTCTTGAACCGCTCGGTCTATTTTCTCAAAGATGTCACTTTCTTGCACGGTTTGCTTCGCCGCCGTTGTCGCAAGCCGCCCCGCGACGTACGCCGCCCGACGGAGTTTGCGCCCGCGTAACAGGGCAACCCGGGCCTTTCTCAGCACCAATATTTTCCGCGCCTTATTTGCGTAGGAGAGCGCCTTCGCACCAAGGAAGAACTGAGCGGCGGAGATGCCGATGTTTATCGAGACCAAGTAAATGTATGAGCCGAGCCCGTGGTGATGGGTGACGGCAAATTCCTGCGGGATCCACCAGCGATCGGAGACGAATTGTCGGAGGTCTTCCTTCATCGTCCGCTTTTGGTCCATCACGATAAGTTGGTGATAAGCCCGGGAGAGCTTGCGAGTCTCAAGCGCTGCCGCAATCCGATTCCCTGCGCGCCGAAGCGCCGTTCCGGTTCGGTTTCGGAGTTCCCGCCCTTTCTGTTTCAAAAAACGGAGAAAGCCGAATCGATGCGCCTTTGCTCCGAGTTTTGCAAGGGCGATTTTGCCCTTGGGCGGAGGTGTCGTCCCGAAGATGTCCCGGAGGATTTCCGTCCCCTCCCTCCGCCCCGCATCCATCACCCGACCGTGCATCAAACGACCTGTTGCCCGGAGGCTTGCAGCAAATTGTGCTTTATTGATTCGAAAAGCCTTCGCCATCGTCAACCTCCTCTTCGTCAAGTCCGGCCGCAAAAGCGGTGAGCTTTTCGACCGTTTGTTCGAGCGGTGCCGATTTCGGAACGGTCCAGATTCCCGACGCGTAGAGCCAGGCGTGCCAGTATTGAAGCGCCCGGGAGAGTGGCACCTCCCAAAGAATGTGTTCTTCGGTCCATCCCGTGTTTTGCGCCAAGGCGAAGACCATTGAGGCCGCCCACCCCGGCGCAATTAGTTTCCCGGTTCGTTCGGATCCTTCGGTGCGTCCCGTTGAATGACATCCACCGATGCGACGGAAATTCCTTCCGAGAGGCGATTGATTTCCCGCTCCAAAAGCGGAAGGTCCGTGGGTTCAAGCATCCACTCGAACGCGTCAATCTCAGCCTCCGCAATGCCCCGCTGAATCGCTTGGAGCACCTCGGGCACAGGGGTGGATTGCAGCCAAGCAAAAGCGACAACCTGCCGTTGCGTTTCTTCCGTCGAGAGCTTCGTGTTTTCGCCGGTAAACAGCGTAAGCCCGAGCTTTCGACACGCGGTCATCGAACCGATGGTAAATGGCCGGAGCGTCAAGCTTCCGACCGCTCGTTTGGTTTCAAGAAAAGCCTCTTCTGTGGTCATAGCATCCGAAGGAATTTCGATTTCGTTTCTGCGGGACAGTCTGCGGGGATCACGACGGTTTTGTTCCCCCGGCGAATCAGTACCGAGGGAGCCGACGCCTTCACAAATCGGAGAAGGTGCGTCAAATTGTCGTGATACGCTCGGAGGTAGGAAATCGGGTGGTTTGGATTTGCTGCGCACCAGTCCAAATCAAAAAACCGTTTGGTGACCTCCGCAAAAGTCAGTTCTTCCCGCTCCGGGATGGGCTCGAAAACCGCTTTGGTTTCGCCGTCCATAATCCACGTTACCATGCGCTTTGGTCCGTGGAGCGTATCTTCGACCGTGTAGGAATACGCTTGCTCTGCTGGTTTGCAGCCGCATGAGAGCGCTGCCGCTACTGCCCGCGTGTTGATGCTTTTCAGCGGGGGTTCCTCATCGCGGAGGAATTCGATCGTCGTGCCTGGCTTCATTTGTGAATTTCGATTTCATTTGAGGTTGGGGGGACGGTTTAGGAAGCGTTCGGGTACGCCGTGCCGGAGTACTCGAAGCGCTCGTAATCTTCATTGGTCTGCGTCCGTTTGACGCTGGTCACGACAACCTTCCCGCTGACTCCCGAGGGAGCGCCGGTCGTGCCGCCGATCGCAACCGCGGAAGTCCCCGCGCCGCGAACGGTGAACCCGATGGAAGTGTCCATCAGCTTTGCCTCGGAGAAATTGCCCTCCCGGTCCATCAAGGTTTTGGTCTCGGAGTCGTAAGAAATTTCCACGCTCTCCACCAAGGTGCCCGTCAGGGCTTGAATCCCAAATCCGTTTGCGCTGGGCATAGTGTAAAAAATTAGAGGCTCTCGTACTGCACCGCGGTGATTTCAGCGGTGCGGAAATCGTCGTTTGATTCGCTGATTTTGGCGCTCGTCACCTTGAAGCCGGAAAAATCCCCGACGCTTGGGAGAGTCCCGATCGATACCGCCCCTTTGCTTTTAATCGTGACGGTGGTCGTCACCATCCCTTTCGGCTGGGCGACGACGGTCACGCCTGCCTCGTCTCGAATGGTGGCAACCTCAACTGTTTGCTCGGAGGAACTCTCTTGCATCCAGCCCCCAGTCGGGGCCGTCCCTCCGAAATCGTCAACGACTCCAAATGTGGCAGGCATAAAATCGGAAATGTGTCAACTGGTCGGTCCGTACCCGACCGTGTATGAAAGCGTGGTGCGGAATTGGTTTTGGTCCACGTCCGCCGCGGTCGATGTTGCCACGATTCCGTAGAGCGCCACGTCTGGAGGGACGGAAATCGAGAGCGCTCGAATTAACTGGTCCACGCTGGAGCACAAAGCCGCATGATCGGCCGAGGAGCTGTCCGCCGAGGCAGAGACAGCGGTCGCTTGCAAGGTGCCCCTGTAGCACCCGCTTCCGAGAAGCGCTTCGCCCTCAATTTGCAGCATCACCGCGGGCAGGGTCACTTCCTCGTTGTTGTGCATCCGCCCGATGAACACTCCCGGGAGACTGACCTCCAAAGCGTTCCCGATTTCATCGACTAGGAGTTGGTCGATCATTGCGCGGGGTCCTCAAGATTCAGAGTGTACGAAATCACGTCCGAAAGGATCGATGCGATCCGGTAGGTTTTTCCGTCGAACTGCAAAAGCTCTCCCACGGTGGGGGTCGGGAAGCCCGTCTTCCGAACGTAGACGGCAAGCGTGAGGTTCGGCATATTCCCGCCGATTTGGAGGTCCGGGTTGGATTCAAGCTCGTTGATGATCCCTTTGTAGTTCACCGCTCGAAAAGTGAACGTCCTCCCCATGTAGGCGATCGCTTGTCCCGCCGCGGTCGTGTTGACTTCAAAAAATCCCATAATCAGAGAAGCTTCCGGCGCTTAGGTGATGCGGTGACTTCGGGTTCTGGTTCAGTCGCTTTGATTTTCTTCGTTCGATCCGCCGCCCGACAGATGAACAGGCACGTTTCCCCAGGTTGATCGAAAGCCTTGTAGAATTTGAGCGCTTGGTCCGCTGTGCCGTGGAAAACCACGTCCGCAGAAAGTCCGGTCCGATGTGTCACGATTGAGATTTTGGTCATGTCGCTCGCATCCTACTGCCGCCGCGAAAATTGCGGTACAAAAAAAGGCCGGGGGGTTTCCCCCCCGACCTTGGCACACTCACAAATCGGTTAAGGAGTGGTAATGCGCACGCCGTAGTCAGTCCCCACGGACGCCCCGAAGAGGCAGCTCAGCGAGTAAATGAGCTGTCCAGCATTCGGGTCGTACCACCGACGCCATTGCAGCGGGAGTCCCAACCCGGGAACGACAACGTCTTCCAAAGCTGCATCCCGAGCGCCGAGGGTGAATCCGGTCGAATCCACTCCGCGAGCGGCGAGGATAATCGAGGATTTGTGGCAAGCGAACCCAGCGAGGTCCTGAGAGTTGCTGTCGCAAAGGTCGCTTTCGTACACATTGAATCCGGCGCAGCGAGGAACGACGCCTTCCGCCTTATCCGCGGTGATGCCGGGAATTTCAGCGCTGTTCAAGGTCTTCACGAGGGAAGCGTAGTAGGTCGGGTTGATGAGAAGCGCCCGGTTCATTTTCGGGGCTTTCAGCGTGCCGGTGAGCGTGGCGGAGATGTCCGCGAGCGTGTCGCGATCGAAATCAGCCGCGGCCACGTCCACCGCTTGGGTGAACGCCGAGGAAGTCACCAGATTCCAGATGTACCCGAAAACCTGAGCGCCGACCGCTTGGAGAGCGGGTTGAATGAACAGGTCGTTCAGGCTGATGGTCGACTTGGAACGCTCCAAATCGGAGAACCCCCAAACGAAGCCTGGGAACTGGTTGAGCGTAATCGTGCGCCCGACCATGGCCGTGTCCTGCGTCGTGTAGCCGCTGGAAAGGTCGACCGCCGTCGGGCGGGTGGGAATACGGGTCAGGACCGATCCCGACCCTGGGGCGGAATCAAAGTCCGTCAGGAACTGAGATAATGGAGCGAAGACGCTGGAGGCGAAGTCCAGAGATTCCTGAGCAATCTCCGCGAGCGAACAATTTGCGATCGTGTTGGTGGCCATACGTTAGTGGTTTTGTGGGTTAGTTGGATTTGAGAGTGGCACGGTTTGCACGGTAGAAATCGTTCCGCGCTTCGACCGGGAGTTGGCGGTATTCCGCCCAGAGTTCCTCTTTCGTTTTGGCGACCGCTCCGTCGAACGCGATCGCAACCGGGGGCACCCCGAGCGAGGCGACCGCTTCGGTGACCCGCGCTTCGGATGCCTGAGCGGCGACCGTGAGTTCCTGCAAGCGGGCCTCAAGGATGACTTTTTCTGCTGCAAGCTCGGCGTTGAGCGCCTGCAAGTCGGTGATTTGCTTTGAAGCGTTTTGCGCCTCGGTGAGAAGTTCGTTCGCGGAAGCAAGGTCAGCTTGAAGCGCCGTCACCTGTTCCTGCGAAGCCTTAAGCGCCGAGAGTGCCTCGGTAATCGTCTTCGGTTCGGACATGCCTCTTTTGAGGTGTCAACTCCCGATCGTCGCTTCCAAAAACGCCATCGCCTCATCCTCCGAACAAATGCGGTCGATCAGATTGTTCTGGAGCGCCCGAGGAGCAAAGAACGCCTGGCCCCGCATTGCGTCCGCGCTCACAAGCCTCCGCCGCAACACATTGCCGCGGAACTGGTCGAAAGCATCTTGCACATACTGCTCAAGGGAAGCCCTTTGCTCCGGCGTCAGGCTAGGTCCGTGCATGGCCGCTTTCAAGTCGCCCTCTGCGTTTGTTATCGGCTGCCAGTCAATACCTTGCATCGACCACGAAGCGCTCTCATCAATCCAAGGGATGATTGTCCCAATGCTCCCCCACGTCGACGAAGGCGAGCCCATGCACCACCCCGCGGAAACCGCGATGTTGTAGGCTGCCGAGCAAGCCATGTCCTCGGAGTACGCCAAGACGGGCACCTCGCAAGCCGCGACCGCCTCGGCGATTTCCGCGTTCCCGACGACGGTTCCCCCGGGACTGCTGATTTCGAGGAAGATTCCTCGGGCCCCGAGTTCCTGCGCCTCTTCGATTTCCTCCGCTATCTGGTCGTAGTCTGTATTCCCGCAACTCTGCTCTATTCTGGAAAGCCCCTTCCCAAGCACGCCGCAGACGTGAATCTTTGCGATCCCTGAAGGAAGGATTTCCATTTCTTCCCGAGGGTTGACGAACATCGACAAATCCGGCCCGTTCTCCCGCACCAGAGCGGCTTGCACAACCCGAACGACCGAAGCGTGCCCCTCCGCGGTGATGAACCAAGGGCGATGAAAAACCTGTTCGAAGACCTTTTGAAAACGCATGGCTAGGGGTTGGTTGTTTCTGGCGCGGGTTGTGGTTGGACCCCCGGAATGTTTCGGAAAGCGGATTCCGGGAGCCCCGAGCGTTCCATTCGCGTGCGGATTTCGATTTCTTCCCGCTCCCGTTCGTCCAGGTGATCGGTGAGCGTCCGCCCGCCCTCGGCGAGGATTTCGGTGAGCGTCCGCATCCCTAGTTTGTACGCCTCCCGGGCGTCCGAGTTTGCATATCCCGCGTCAACGGTGATTTGCGGGGGTGTGGTGAAACTCCACCGAAGGGAACCGCCCAAGTCGGTTCCACGGTACGCCGGGAGAAGCCCGAGTTTGATCGCTTTCGAAACCGCGTACCCGACCCGCCGCCGTGCAAGCGGTCGCATGAGGTCCTGTCGATCCGCGACCGTCCGATTGACTTTGGAAACCATCGCACGAACCGAAGCGCCTCCGAGTTTCGAAGCATCCCAGAAAAACTCATACGGAAGCCCCGCCCCGTGGAGAGCGTTGCGGAGGAGTCGTTCCATTAGGCTGTTGGTCGCCTCGGAGGGCACTTCGCTTTTGAGCTGCTCAAGTTTGCTGCCGGAGTTGGCGCGAAAATACCGAACGGTCCCGCCGAAGACTTCCTCGCCTACAAGCCCGGTGTTCGTCGGCCCGTTTTTCTGAAGCTGCATTGCGGGGTCCATCATGTCCGCGACTCCCATTTCGTTATGCTCGATCAGTCCGATTGCCGCCGCCAACTTCGCCGCCTGCCGAACGTAATCTTGCACGGTCATGAGGTCCCGGAGGTCGAGGATCGCCGAGGTGAACGCCGGGAGCCCCCGAGTTTGATCCGGGGCCACGGGTTCCCGGAGGAAATCCATGTTCCGGGCGGAAATATCTCGGTCCTCGGAAGCCTCCCTTCCAAGCACGCGGAAGCCCACCGGCCGCCCGTATTGATTCAGAATGATTCCGTTTTGGATTCGCAATCCGCGGAAGGGACCACCTTCCACAACGTCCCGGTTTTCCCGGTTACCGACCGCGTGCCACGGGATTTGTTGGAATTGCGGGTACCCGTCGCGGCTCTCGGTGTACAGGGTGAAAACGTCCCCGTCCCGATCCACCGAAAGGGAATCGAGGTAAAGCGCCGTTTGAAAGTCGACGCCGTTGACGTGCGAAACCGCGTAGAATTGAGAAATCAGCCAGTCCGTGGCGAGTTTCCCCCACTCCTTGTCTTCTCCTTCAAACCGCGGGAGCCACGAGCGCCCGACAACGTAAGTGCTTTTTTCCTGCAAGGCTCCCTGGCACGGGCCGAAGTTCCAAAAAAGCTTTTGCGAAGCGTTCACGATCGTTCTCCACTCGGCGACGGTGATTGCTTTGTCGAAGGTCGTTGCGTAGTTCCCGAGGTAAGGCCGGTACACGTTCCCCGCGTTGACGAGTCGCAACTGATTCCCGCCAAGTCCTCCGAACCCGAGGGAAGACTGAAGCTTTTTGAAGAGTTTCCCGAGCATAGAGGTTAGTTGAAAAGCGCTTGCGTCCGTGTCACGGGGCGACAAATTCCCCGGGCCCGGTAGTCGAGGGCCGTTTGTGCGAGCGTCATTATTTGCATTTTCGACAGAAAGCTCGGGACTGAAAAAGAAAAGCTCGAACCGTTCACGCTCGAAGAAACCAGCGTCCCCTCACCCGCGGAAACCGCATCGAACGCCGCGTCCCGGAGGTTCCGCAAAAGCGCGATGTCCTGTTGCAAAAAGACGTTGAGGAGAACGGCCATCGGTGCGTCCATAGTTCCCCGCTTGATGTCAATCTTTTGCCTCGATTTTGCCGAGCACCCCGAAGTGCGCCGCGGCGACAACCTGCATTGCCTCACAGTCCCAAAGGTGGTTCTCGCCTTTCACTTGAACGTAGCGCTGCTTCACCTGTTTGGTTTTCGAATCGATCGTGTCCCGCTTGATTTCGGAGGTCATGTGGGCAAGCCAGTCCTGCGAAACGTCCTTCGGATGTTCCCAAGTCGGTGCTCCTTTTGCTCGGAGTTTTACAAGCTCATCCTTGATGACCTCATTCGACCAAACGATGAGCTTGCAAACGTGTCCCTTTGGCCCCCGAACGACCCCCGGTTCGGAAAACGGTCGCTGGTACCGTCGCTTTGCGCCTCCGACCCAGAAACCGCCCATGCCGGAACCTTTCATCGCGTTCCAATTATTCGCCCCGCATTCGTCGTAAACGGTCCCGGCGGAATAGCCCGAGTCTTGAAAGACGCAGACATCCCGAACCCCGAGGGTCTCTTGAAGGTGCCGAATCGTTTCCAGCGTCAAAACCATCCCCTCCCAAATCAACCGGCTTGTTCCGTCCGCACGCCAGGCGCGGCACAGGGCCCACCAATGGTCTTGTTGGCGGTCGATCGTCAGGAAGCGCCAAACCTCATCGTCTATCTTTTGACCCTCGGTGTAGTCCGCCTTGTTGTAATTTGCGCCGCGGAGGTCGACTGGCGCTTGGTTCACGTCCTCTTTCCACACCTCCGCGAGCCGCTTTTGCAGGAACTGCCGGAGCGCTGAAACGTCCCCTGCCTTCCGAAGGATGTCCGCCTTGATCCATTCAACGACCAAGTCCCGCCACGGAATCCAATACACGGCCAGCGCCGAATAATGGAAGGAGCGGCACCCGGCGATTGAGTTCGACGGGGCCTTTTGCCATCGCCCCCGGTTTGCGAGTTCCCGCCGGGCGTTCGACGTGTCCGGGCTCTCGTGTTTGCATTTTGGGCATTGGTACCGAACCGAATTCCCGATCGCCTCCCAGTCTGGTTGCGTCCCTCGGTACACGTTATCCCATTTCACATTGCTCCAAATCATGCGGTGCCACTC